AGGACTACCCACATTAATAAGACTGCATCGTCCTTAGCAATGCTGCTAACAGGTAAAGAAACAATGTCAGCGAGAGACATGCAAGGATAATGTCTTTCAGGACTTTTATCTTTGCCTTTGTTACTATACGTTTTAAATGTCCAAGGTGGATCTGCATATATTACTCCATGTTTTTGGTTTGTATTAAACTCCATAACTTAAAAAAAAGTATCTTATTAATAAACATATTATTAAAAATCTAGGTATAGACCAATCTGTTTTATAAGCAATCAAACTACCTGTGGCAAAACCCCAATGAATAGTAATCAATAATAAAAATAAACTACTCAAAGAATGCCTCCAGACTTGCTTTCTTTTCTGTAGACCAACCAATAGAGTTAAGTATAAAACTCATAGGGTCTAAAAATGTTTTTTGAAACATAGTGTCATAATCAATATAGTCTTGTAATTTAAATTCACTAGGTAATTTTGTGACATAACTTATTACATCAAACTTAAATGGGTTTGCTTCTATTAGTTTTAGAAACTTAATCTTATCGCCTTCTTGTATTAGTGGATACTTTCTATGTAATTTAAATTCTTTTAGTTGGTGATTATAAATTAAAGCACCTTTGACATGAATAGGAGTGCCTTTGATGAATATATTACTACCATGTTTATATTTGTTTAGATTATTACAAGACCTAGGAAAAGATATTTGTTCTGCAGTCATTTGATAAAACTCTTTCTTAAATTCAGCGATAAACTTTTGTAAAGTATCCTCATCTTTTGTCATTATAAGTTTAATTGCTTGTTTAATTTTACCACGACAAACTTCTGGTGTAGATGACTTAACAGCTTCTATACCCATAATCTTTAGTTTAGGCTCTTCAAATGTAATACCTTCTTCGTCTAATACGTTTAACATATATCTTTTTTTAGCTGTCCATATACCTTTATCAGCAATCACTTCTCGTTTCATAACCATTTTTTGTTTAATTGCATTTGTGTATTCTGCCAATTCTGCGAAACACTTATCTATAAATGGTTCTATTCTACTATTGACAACTTTGTTTAGAAACTTCAATGTATCTGTTTTTGATTTATCTTTACAAGTCGCTTCAACTAATTTGTCTAGTGTAAGATAGATTGAATCTGTATCTGATGCAACAATATAATCTACTTTGTCATGTGTCTTTAATATTCTATTCATATATTCATTTACATTTTTTTCAATAAATCTAATTACAAACTGACCAGAAGTAGTAATCGCAGTCGCTTGTCTTACATCATAATATCTAAAGTATTGATTACCTATCGCACCATAAGCTGAGTTAAGTGCAATCTTTTTTGCCCATTGTATATTATGACAACGAGATATTTCTTTTGCTGTCTTTGGGTCTTTAGTTTTTTGATATTCTTTTTTTGCTTGAAATGCTAGTGTCTTAAATTTAACTCTATCGTTATACATCTTTTCCATAAGTCTAGGTAAGAAACCTGGACTATCTGTTTTAAACATAGCACCATTTGGTGTAATACAAGCGCCTTCTGTTTTTAGATGTGTCAACGGTGTCGCATGTTTTAACAATCTATCTACAGAAACGCCTGATGGTTTTACACCAATGATTTTTTCTGGTGATATATTATACTGCATAATTAAGTGAGGATATAGTGAGTTAATATCAAATGAAACAATCCAGTTATGCATACCTGTGATTGGGTCTTTTACATAAGCGCCATCGTACTTATCTTCCTTGACGTTATCTTCCTTAGGTGGTATCATTATATTATCTTTTTTTAGATAATTGTAAATTAACATATCCCACATTCTTACTTGCGAAAATACATCTGTATAATTTACTTTAGCTTCATACGCCATAGTTAATACTAACTCAATTAGTTTTAGTTTATCTTCTAAACCATCAACTATCTCAACGTCTTTAATATTATAATCAATAAATGATTGAAAGTCTTTTGTATACCAATCTCTAAATGTATCATAAGGGTTTTCATCTTTTTGTAAACCAAGTTCTACTTTACCTATGTAATCAAGTTTATAACTTTCTTGTTTAGTTGGTATAAACTTTTGATATAAGTCTAGGTAATCTAACATAGAAATACCAAAGATAGAGTAATAAGTTTGAGGCCGACCTCTTACAACTATGGTTTCTCTTTCAACTAGATTCCAAGGTGAAAATCTTTTTAATACTTTTTCATCTACTAGGTTTCTAATACGATTAAACAAATAAGGTATATCAAAAAATTTAGTATTCCAACCTGTAATTACATCTGGATAGTTCTTAATCCAAAACTTCATAAACTCCATAATTAAAGACTTTTCTGATTTACATCTTATATAAGTGACATCTGGTCTATCTGTTTTAAACTCGCCAGTGCCCCAAGTTATGATTTGCTTGTTAGATTGATTTTTTACTGTGATCGCTAGTAGTTCTTCTATAGGATTTTCTACATCAGGAAAACCACTTTCGGCACTACACTCTATATCAACTGTGAATATTTTTATTGCGTCTTTGTCAAATTGTACATCTTCAGGATACTCGTTTGCGATGTATTGATATTGGTATCTATCCATACCATACAGTGGTGAGTTATCTGTATTATAGTTTCTTTTGAAGTCTCTTGCTTTTGATATATTACCAAACTGAATTGGTTTAAGATTTTGACCTTTTAATGTTTTGAATTTAGAATCTTCTTGTGAGATAGCATACAAAGTAGGACTAAAGTCTATTTTGTTTTTGTATTCTTTACCCTCGTGGATACCACGAACAAGTAACTTACCTCTATGTTCAATTACATTTTTATAAAAGTTCAAGCTCTTCTCTTTCTAAAGTACCATCGCCATATTGCTGATCTAGTCATAGAAACCACTGTAAAGATTAACGCAATACCTATACTATCAAATATAGTAGGGTGTAATCCAAACAATGGAAAAATTAATAATTGTATTAGTACGGCTAGAATAAAACCACTACCAACGTCTATGATACTTTCAAATATATCTTTTTTCATAATATAAAATTTTGGTGGAGCATATCAGAGTCGAACTGATGACCTCCTGAATGCAAATCAGGCGCTCTCCCAACTGAGCTAATGCCCCTCTAAACACACTATTATATATGTTTAAAATGGAATTATAACTTGTGGTTATCAAGTAAATGTGCCACCAAACCATCATGTTTTTTTTCTAATTGTATTTGACAAGCTAATCTACTTTGCATACGATCATAGCCTTTCTCATACTCAACTAATTCTGTTTCAGCAGAATTTAAATCTGGTTGACCTATAATGTGTGTCCAATTTCTATCTATTAAAACATGACAAGTGGCACACGCACAGCAACCAGAACAATCTGCTGGTATTTCTTCTATGGATTGATTAGCAAAGTCTCTTGCCGCTTCCATCAAAGACATACCTTCATCTACCTGGACAGGAATCTTTTCCTCTCCTCGTATGAAGTATACCGTAATCATTATAATTTTGGTACTGCGTTCTCTGTAATTAGTCCAGGCGCTTTAATAATTCTACTTGTATTTTGTTCATACGATTTTAGAATATCATCTTTTGGGTCAGTCATAAAAACAATTTTATCTTTATCTAAAGTAATTGTATCGTTTTTACCAAACGCATTATACAAACTCATCATAAGTTGTATAGGTTTTCCTGGTCCTGTTTGTTGTGGGATTATAACAAAAGCTTTATTTAAACTCACACCTTGGTCATTCTCACCTACTTTAGCGATTACATCTTCGCCAGTAGTCAATCTTAATATCTTCACTTCATTCATAATAACTCCTATATTAGTCTATACTATACCATATTTTGATAGATTTGTCAATGTTATTTCTCGTCATTGTCTTCTTTATCTGGCTCAAAACCTATTTTATCAGATTTACCTTTTTTCTCAATAGGTTTTAAACGTTTACTCAATACAAATGTTCTATTAGGGTTGACACTAATATTCATCAATCGCATTAAATCTCTATTTACAAGTAAGTCAGAGCCTGATCTAGGTCTTTGGTCTAAACCAATCTCCACATCTTTATATGTAAAACCATTAAATGTTAAGTCCATTAATATGGTTGGTCTAATCTCTGATGGCTCATTTGTAGCGTTTGATCTAAACACCTCACTTTTTCCATGTTTAGGTTTACTATAAGTTTTACCATCATACTTCCATTTAACAATCTTACCATCTTCTAAAATTTTATCTGCGTGTAAAGCACAAGCCTTTGAACCATTACCAGTATCAAACTTAACTCTTACTTTACCTACTTCATCTAACTCAACAGTTTCTAACCAACCACATTCTATAAGTGATTGTCTATCCCAATGAGCTCTATCTTGTATATGATCTATTACATTGGCCATCATTTTTTCACCATCTATTCTACCAGCTGGTTCTGCGTCAGCATAATAATCTCTATGTTGATAACCTTCGTAATCAGCGCCTGATCCAGGACTACCATTTATTTCTAATAAGTAAGGTTTATTTTTATATATGATATGGTCAACACCTACCATATAAGCTCTGGATAATCTAGCCGCTTTTAAAATAAGTTCTTTTTCTTCATCACTTAATATATATGGTGATGCCTCTGCGCCTCTATGTGTGTTTGATCTAAAATCATAAGAGCTGTGAGTTCTTTTTGTTGACGCAAATATTTTATTATCTACTACAAAAGTCCTAATATCAAAATCACTTTCCATATACTCTTGTATCAATACTTCTGCCTCTAATTTCCACATCGCTTGTAGTGTTGCCACTAGACCCTCATAACTTTCAATTTTAATTACACCAACACCTTGAGTACCAGTTAGTGTTTTTAATATAATAGGAAACTTACCACCAATCATATCTAAAGCACTTTTAATATTATTTTCATTAGATACAAATGCTGTTCTAGGTGTAGGTATACCAAACTTCTCAAACAATAATGCTGTTGTAAGTTTGTTATCACAAGTCAACATTGCTGCTCTTGTATTCATCATAAATGCTTGTGAGTTTTGAAATGATGATATTAATGAAAGACCAGCTTCGTCTTCTAATGCGCCACCTCTAACTATACAAACAGTATCTCTACCTACAAATGTATGTTCAGCATTTTTACCGTCATAGTTATAGACAGTAAGTGTGCCTTTGTCTTCATTTTTAGCTGTAATAATTGTTGATTTAGTATTTACGATTATACACTTAATATCTTTTTTCTTACAAGCTTTTTTTATAAGATCAGCAGTGGTATTTTCTTTTGGGTCTTTTGAATCTGCCACAGTTACAATAGCAACTGTCATAGGTTTATCTTTACGACCTATATCTGTTTCTGTAATAAACTCTTTAAACTTCGGTACTTGCATTATCAGTATTATCCTTGGCTTCCACTTTTTTCCCTATATTATATTTTGCCGATAAGTTCCACTCTTTTTTTTCTTTAAAAGGTAATACTTTGATTTGTGATAATGGTGCTTTATCTTCTGACTTTGCTTTATCCACTATATCAATTAAATTCCAATCTTGTAATAAGATAGAGATTGTGTTTCGTCTTTGAATATCGTTTTGTGTTAAAGTTGCTTTCTTACCATCTAATGCAAATAGTTCTTTAAAATGTGTTATGAAATATTTACCTTGTTTGTGTAATATGTGGCAACTTTGAAATAATGTTTTATCTTTTCTACTTGCAACACCTATTCTAGTTAAAGTCTCTCTGATCTTTAAAAAGTCATCTGGTTGCTTAATTGTAACCTCTAACATACTGTCAGCGGACCAATTAATCGCTTCTTCGCTCATCTTGTTCTCCCACCTTTAGATAAGGTATTCTTAATTAGTTCAACTTGTTCCTTAGTAAGTATATTGAGAGCATCTTTTGCCTTCTCATTGCTGTATCCATAATACTCTTTTACATACTCTAAATTCTTCAACTTGGCTTGTGATAACCACTTGCCACCAAATCGCTTCTTTTTTCTAATACTATTTATGTAAAAATGGAATTGTATTTTTTTGTCTAGGAAGTGATAGCCATTCATTTCGTTGGCTTGAGCAATACAGTCGTAGTGCACGGAAAGACACTTGTTTATTATGAAAGGTGGGTATTTCTTTTCCCAAGTTTCGTCTGTTGTGTCTAGTAAATTCTCTTTTGTAAAATTAATTGCGTTTAAATAATCTCTCAATTCATACATAATATAAAACTTTTAATTATTTTTTAAGATGTTTATTATGTCCTTTGTGTGAACCCATATAGTAATCGCCTGGTTCATAATCCCAAACTTTACCGTGATGACCTCTTACATCAGCCCAAAACATTCTCATTTTAACTAACCATCTTCTTAATAATGTTCTTCTTGCCATTTTTCTTTCTCGTAAAACTACCCTTACCCTTTTTAGGTTTCACCGTTCTACTTCTGTATTTCGGTGTTCTCAAATCAAGTGCTATTGGGTTTCTTTTTCTCATATTTAGTTTATTTAAATTTACAACCAGCCATAATCTCTGTTAAACAAGCGACCATATTAATCTCTTGGTCAGCAACAAATGCTGACTTGTATTGATAACCAGCGATAATCAAAATCGCCTGAGGTACTGACTTCGCATCTAACGTGGCATATAGCGTGTCATAGAGCGTCTTAAACAACGCTGAAGCCTCTTTGTCTAGGTTTTGTACAACCCACTTTCTCATATCATTAAAACGCTTCTCTTTAAGTATTTTTACAAGTTCTTTTGTATTCGCCTCACTTAAATTAAACAATATACCACTATCAATTTTACCTCTTACAGAATATCTTTGTAGTTCGTTTATTGTTCTTCTAAAATCAGGATAATACTTTTGAATTAACTCTGCTAATACCTTCTTATCAAACTCTATATTCTCATCTTTAAGCACACCCTCTAGTCTTTTAAGAAAGGCAGTAGCAGTCTTTACTCTTTGACCATTTACAATTTTAAAATCAACAACAGTGCATCTGGAGTGTAGAGCAGGTATGATTTTATTTTTGTAATTACAGGTAAAGATAAAACGACAATTCTTATAAAATGTTTCAATAAAGTTACGAAGCGCTGGTTGAACACTATCAGCATTCATATAATCAGCCTCGTCTATGATAACAACTTTATGATTGGCGTCTTCGGTAAGAGAAACAGTAGAGGCAAAGTTTTTGATTTTACTTCTTACAGTATCAATCTGTCTACCTTCGTCACTACCATTTATTATAATGTAATCACTACCTAATTCTTCACATAAAGCTCTAGCGACAGTAGTCTTACCTGTACCAGCAGAACCTGATAGTAATAGATTTGGTATCTCTTTTTGTTTTAGAAATTGTGTAAAGGTATTCTTTAGCTCTTCTGTAAGAATACAATCTTTAATCTTTCTTGGTCGGTATTTTTCAACCCATAAAAAATCGGACATTTAAACCTCCTCTAAAATTCAGAGTCAGGTTCAAGCGCTATCCAATATTGTACAGGTTTATTTCTGTTTACAAAATGAGAAATCTTTGCTTTTGAAATCGCAACATCATAGTCATCAACAATTTGTTTAAAGTTTTCTGTTCTAAAGAAACCAGTAAACGATTTATCTGTTTCGCCTAAGTCAATAGAATACTCGTTAGATGATTTGTTTTTCTTATCTGTAGCAATCATTTTGATTTTTTTACCGTCACCTTTGACAGCAATGTCAGGTAGATTTAAAGTAGTCGCACCTTTCATTAATCTAGCAAAGTCGTCTTTCTTTAAAGTAAACGTGACGTGTTTATCTGGCATTGTAATACCTTTAGATGGCGATACAATAACAGATTTGTCAGCAAAGAAATATTTAATTGATTGTGAAGCTTGAGATATTTTAACATTTGTGCCACCATTAAATTTAAGTTCTGGTTTTTCAAATAGTTCAACCGATCTTAAAAACTCTGGCAGATCATATATCGCAAACTCATCTTCAAACTTCTCACTCACTTCAGCCTCTGCCAAAATGTTTTTCATAGTAGAGATAGTTTGTATTTTGTTTCCAGGTTTAACCAAAATATTTTGATTAATATCCGAAAAGTTTTTTAACACATTTACTGTGTCACTTGATAGATTCATATTCACTCCTTTTCATAATTTAATATAATATAATGTATCATAGTATAGTCCAATTGTCAATGTTATTACGCTGCCTTATAAGCATCTAATGTTTTTTGAAACTTACCTGCGTGAGATTTCTCTGCTTTCGCTAGTGTTTCAAACCAATCAGCGATTTCATCAAAACCTTCCTCTCTTGCTGTTCTTGCCATACCTGGATACATATCTGTGTATTCGTGTATTTCGCCTTTGATCGCAGAGTTTAGATTTTGTTCTGTACTACCCATTGGTTCGCCAGTTGCAGGGTCACCCACATCTTCCAAATATTCTAAATGACCGTGAGCGTGACCTGTTTCGCCTTCCGCTGTTGATCTGAATACTTGTGCTACTTCGTTGGCACCTTCTATATCTGCCTTTTGAGCAAAGTAAAGGTATCTTCTATTTGCTTCTGACTCGCCTTGAAATGCGGCTCGTAAGTTATCTTTTGTTTTACTTTCTTTTAGTTCCATTTCAAACTCCTATTACTATTAATATATTAATGTTATAGCTCAGATATAACATGCTCTGGTGATGATACTGTATAAGGGTCGTCATCATTACTTTCATTATTAAATCCAGGCTCTTCAAAAAATTTTTCTACTACACCATCATTAATAACAGCTGAATACCTCCAGCTTCTCATACCAAATCCTTGTTTAGGTTTGTTTACTAACATACCCATTGATCGTGTAAATGTACCACAACCATCTGGTATCATTACAACATTTTTAATTTCTAAATCTCTTGCCCAAGCGTTCATAACAAACGCATCATTTACCGATATACAATATACCTCATCAATTCCTTTATCTTTGAATTGTTGATGCATATTATCATAAGAAGGCAATTCTTGTCCAGAACAAGTTGGTGTAAATGCACCAGGTAAACTAAACAGTACAACTTTTTTATTTTTAAATAAATCGTTTGTAGTGACATTTTTCCATTCACCACCGATAAGAGTACAGCCTCCAGCTTCTTCGCTGTCGCCTACTCTAAATTTAAATGTGTGATCTATAATTTCCCACTTGTTCATAATATAAACTCCTATAATTTTTTATTCTATAATACACGGAAAGCGCTAAGAAGTCAAGTCTCAGCGCTTTCTCGTTTTAGATTACTTGATTTCTATTGTTCTAGCCTTTTTGTGTTCTGGTATTACTTTTTCCATAGACACATTTAAAAGACCATCTTTTAACTCAGCACCTTTGATTTCTACATCTTCAGCGATTGTAAAAGACTTTGTAAACATTCTTTTGGCGATACCTTTATGAAGCACACCATCGTTATCTTCAACCTCTTTCTCGTCTTTATCTTTGACAGATTTGATTGTTAAGACACTATTCTCAAAAGATACATCAATATCTTTTTTACCATACCCAGCAAGTGCCACTTGTATATCATAAGTGTACTTTCCTGTTTTGATTATATCATATGGTGGGTAAGTCGGTAGACTTATTGAGTCGTACTTATGATTGAACATTGACTCGAAGTGGTCAAATACATCATCATACCCTATTGATAGTGGTCTTAATTGATTGAAAATTGAAATTGCTTTATTAGTCATTATAACTCCTTTTGTTAAGCAAGTTTATTTAAATACAACCCATTATGGCGTTGTACAATTATTTATATAAGTACGATATTTTATTTGTCAACCCTACTTATAGAAATTCACTAGGCTGAGGATCCCTACCAGTTCCCTAGTGAATATCTATAAGTGCCACTTTTTTGTTCTCGCAGTAAGTGGCAAACCTGCGTTTTGCGACACCGAGATAAATCTCGGGCTTTTACACCGTCAAGGACTTACGAGTTGCCTGACCATAATATATATACATCAACGTATAGTGTAAAACTTAATAACCTCTTTGAGCCTTTAACTTCTTTTGTAACTTTTTATAGTTAGCAATTCCTTCTTTTTTCTTACGTCTTTTTTTCTCTGACGGTTTTTCAAAGACGGACTTGGCTCTAAAATCTTTTATGATGCCTTCTCTTTGTACTTTCTTTTTAAGCACACGCATCGCTTGTTCTAAATTGCCATTTCTAACATCTACTTTAATTGACAAACTCATATACCTCCTCTCTTAAAAGTGTAATAGCGAGGGTGGCCACTACACCACCCTCAAGGACTACACTATGATTGATAGATTTAGTAACCAGAAGAATCCTCCTCGTCATCTGACTCACTATCATTGTCATTCATTTGTTCAGCTAAAGAAGCTTTCTTCTGGTCTTCCATAATGCTTTCAGCATTTGCGCCAGCGTCAACCTTCGTGTATAGCTCTACAAACGAATTCTTTGTATCATCATCAAATCTATTAGTACACATTTGAATCGCCTTCATCTTATTGTCAAAGATAGCAAACGCTTGTGTTATATGTACCAATCTTCTTGTTGAGATAATCTCATCAACACCACCGTCAAAGTAAGTTTTTCTAATAACGTCAGCCCAAGTAGTCAACTTGTCAACAAACTTATCATCTGTCTTACCAGCGGCTTTTAAAGTGTTGGTTAGTATCTTTTTTTCAATCTTAGCAGTTGGGTAAGATTGCTCAAAGGTAATTGGAAATCTTTCCAAAAACGCTTCATTTAAAACGTTTGTACCGATAAACTTACCGTCTTCGGAACCTTGACCTTTAGTATTCGCAGTAGCGATTACAGTAAAGCCATCTTTTGGTTTTACAAACTTGTTAATCTTTTTAACAAAGACACCAGAACCCTCAAGGATAGGTTGTAAACACATAATCTTATTACTTGCCAAGTCAATCTCATCAAGTAAAAGTACAGCGCCTCTTTCCATCGCCTCAATTACTGGACCATTCTGCCACACAGTCTGGCCATCTTTTAATCTATAACCACCTAACAGATCGTCTTCATCTGTCTCAATAGTAATATTAACTCTGATTAATTCTTTTTTCAACTCAGCACACGCTTGAGTTACACCCATTGTCTTACCATTACCAGAAAGACCTGTAATGAAGACAGGGTAAAATTGACCTGACTTAATTATATTCTTAACATCTGGATAATTACCAAACGATACGAATACAGGATCTTTTTTTGGAACAATGTTACCTGTTAAACTAGATACAACATAAGCCGCCTCTGTCTTTTTTTCTTCAACAGGAACCTCCATAGTCTTTTCATTGTCGGTAAGTTTACCATCTAATGGCAACTTGTAAGTACCTCTTTCAACTTTGTACTTATCTGTTTTTAACCAAGATGGATTTTTTAATCCAGTCTTTTTATAGAACGAGTTAATCTCAGCTCTAGTTAAGGTATCTGTTTTGAAGTGTTTATAAGCTTCTTCAACAAATACTTTTTGATCGTTTCTTAAATCAATCATAGTGTTTTTGTCCTTTCTTTTCATAGTTTATATTATTAATAATATCAGGATTTAGCGTAAAGTCAACCCATAAAATTGCGTTGATTTTACTAGTATTATTCACTAAGCAACCTCCTGAATAAATTGATTTAGTAAAATTCTGCTAGTGATTCGCCCTTTCATAGACTTTTTAAAGACTTTAGCGATACCACGAGATTTCATATTGTCATTGATACTATCTAAATTTGTATTCTCAATATTCATTTTTTTACCATTCAATAAAAAGTATTTACTATAACCATAAGTATCTACTGACGCAAATCTATTTTTAGTTAAAGATGATTTCATAGCCAGTCTTTTATTTTGTTTATCTTCATAGTTTTTGTAAGTGTTTATATATCTGTCCATATCATAAGTCTTAACTCTTTTAGTCACAAAGAAACCAATTGTAGATACTTGATGTTCTGTTCTCAATATATCTAATAT